ACGGGTGGTCGCCCAGGATTGTACGCAAATATACACGCGAAGCGTAAGCGTATAGCAGCAGGGTCTGGTGAGCGGATGCGAAGGAAAGGTGAGAAAGGTGCACCGACCGCTGAGAATTTTAGGCAAGCCGCGAAAACTGCAAAGAAAGCTAATGGCGGTGCTTTAAGTTACAAACAAGGTTACTACGGCAAGAGCTATAAATGAGCGAATTGTCGGTTGTAAAAAAGACTGTTCCGTTAGATCTGGAACACGAATTTACATCTAGTGAAGTACAAGCGTTTGTAGAGTATAAAAGAAAACAAAAAGAGTTCAGAGAAAAAATTACTCAGTTTGAACAAGCCGTTGTTCAACACCCTTCTAAAATAGAAGACGTTGACGAGGTAAACCCACTTAGACACAGTTTCGCAGATGGACAGTATATTCGACAAATGTCCAATCCTGCAGGGGTGTTTATCGTTACGAAAATACATAATAAAAACCATCCGTTTTTCTTGATGAAAGGTGAGATGACGATTTTTTCAGAAGACGGGTTAGAGCGTATTTCTGCTCCTTATCAAGGGATTACAAAAGCAGGAACTAAACGCGCAATGTACACTCATACAGAATGTATCTTTATTACCGTACATGCAACAGATAAATTAAACATAGACGATGTTGAGGATGAAGTAATCGCTAAGTCGTTTGAAGATGTGAACTTACTTCCCCCTGACATTAAACAGGTTGAAAATTTAATTGTTCAATTACAGGAAAAACAATTATGAGCTTTATAACGGCAGCGATAATAGGAGCAGTTGCTACTGCGGGAGCAACAGCATATTCGTCAAAACAAGCAAGAAAAGCTCAGAAAAAGGCTAGAGAGGATCAACAGCTTCGAGATCTAATTGAAGGTGCAGCTCCCAATATTTCCGCTGTTGAGGAAATTATAGCAGAGGAGATTGGACAGCAAGACGCGGCTCTACTTGACGATGCATTAAAACAAATGGATTATCAAACTCAACAAGCCCAAGAGGGAGCTGATTTTGCAGCTCAAGCGCAAGCTGATCAAGCTCTTCAACAAGCACTTACAGAAGAGGAAGCCCTGCAACTTTTACAACAGCAAGGTGGAATTGCGGGCATGGCTCGCGGTGGTCCTATAGGAACTCCGAACGACACTTATTATTTCAGCGTTCCTCAAGTAATGCAGATGATGAAAGACCCTAATCCCCAGATTCAAGGAGTGGGAATACAACTAGCTGACCAGATGACTTCCACTCCTGGAATGTCTATGGTTCCTGCAACACCAGACCAGATTCGAAGCATGGCTTACGGAGGGCAGGTAGAACCAAAAAAGCTCGCTGACGGCGACGTGGTAGATGAGTTTAGCGTCGCTGATTTAGGAGATGGATTATACGATATGCGACGTTTAGGCTCAGACGGTCGTCATTCACAGTATAGAGAGATAACTTATGAAAGACCTCTAACCGAAGACGAAGGAGGCTGGCCTGCTGAAAGGGTAAGAGAATTTAAAGAAAGACGCGAATTATTTGGAAAATTAGCTACTCCTTATGTTTTAGCTGGAGAAGAAATACCAGACGACATAAAACGATTAAACCCAGAACTACCAGTTGAATATCCCCCTGTTCGCATTGAGAGTGAACAAGCTAGTCGACAAAGTAGTAAACCGTATTACGATGATGGCGGGGTAGTTACTGATCCTGACCCAATGAATCAAGTTATTAAAGATTTATTAGTGAGTCAGATTCCAGGAGTTTCTCAAGCACGTGCTCTAAAAGATGTAAAGGAAGCTGAAGGTCTGGAAAAATTAGTAGAAGCATTAGACTTAGCTCCTATAAATCCTGTAAAACTAGGTAGAGGAATGAAAGAAAGAATCGCGGCTCGTAGAGCTGCAAGAAGAGCTGCTGAAGAGGAAGCTGAATCTAGAGTCTTCGGTCCGAGGTGAGCGACCCACTAGACCAGTTGCGAAATGTTGATCTTTCGCATCTGTCAAAACAAGAAGCTAAGGAGTTTACCCTTCTTCTTGAAGAGTTGGATTTACGCGAGAAACGAGATTCTTCCGCAGCGACCTTCTATGATTTTGTATTAAACATCTGGCCTGAGTTTATTGCGGGGTCTCACCATAAGAAAATGGCTGAGGCTTTCGACAAGATTGCAAACGGCGAATCAAAAAGACTAATTATCAATATGCCGCCCAGACATACTAAGTCTGAGTTTGCGTCATATCTGTTTCCTGCCTACTTGTTAGGTAAACGTCCTAAGTTAAAAATCATTGAAGCAACACACACCGCTGACCTTGCAATAAATTTCGGTAGACGTGTGCGTGACTTAATTGAAAGCGATGATTATGCAGAGATTTTTCCCAGTACACAGCTAAAGGCTGACTCACGAAGTGCTGGTAAATGGCTGACCTCTCAGGGGGGAGAGTACTATGCCTCTGGTATTGGGGGTGCTCTCGCAGGGAGAGGTGCGGATTTGTTTATTATTGACGATCCGCACTCTGAACAAGACGCGTTTTCTGACAAAGCGTTAGACGAAGCGTACGAATGGTATCAAACTGGGCCGCGTCAGCGTCTACAACCAGGAGGTGCCATCGTTATTGTGATGACTCGTTGGTCTAAAAAGGACTTAACGGGTAAGTTAATCAAACGAATGACGCAGGAGAAAGGGGGCGATGAGTGGGAGTTAATAGAATTCCCTGCAATTTTGCCGTCAGGCACACCGTTATGGCCTGAGTTCTGGAAACTAGATGAACTTCAAGCAACGAAATCTTCGATACCTCCGTCTAAATGGGCAGCTCAGTACATGCAGCGGCCAACTGGTGAAGGTATTTCTATTATTCCGAAAGAATGGATCAAACATTGGCCTGAAGACAACCCTCCATCTTGCGAATATTTAATACAAAGTTACGATACAGCGTTTCTAAAGTCTGAACGTGCCGACTATACTGCAATAACAACGTGGGGAGTTTTCCATCCAGAAGGAAAAATTGGTGATGAGTTGTATAGTGGAGCTGATGCACACCTGATTCTGCTAGATTGTGTTAAAGAACGGCTAGACTTTCCCGAACTCAAGCGTGAAGCGATGCGTTTATACGAACATTGGGAGCCTGATTCTGTAATAATTGAGACAAAAGCGTCTGGTATCCCGCTAACGCAGGAATTACGGCGACAAGGAATACCGATTAACACGTTTTCTCCTAGCAAAGGACAAGATAAGATTGCAAGACTTAACACGGTAAGTGCAATTTTCCAAGAGGGCCGAGTTTGGTTGCCTGAAACGTCTTGGGCACAAGAATTAATGGATGAAATTGTTGATTTTCCTAACGGAGAGAACGACGATTGCGTAGATGCGACAACTTTAGCGTTAATGCGCTTTAGAAACGGTGGATTTTTGCGTTTAGAAACTGATTATCAGGACGAAGAAGATTATTACCCAAAAGTCCGTGCATATTATTGATTTACTGACTTAAAAAAGAAGAGTATGGTGGCGAATTATGGCAGAATTCCAAGTTCCACAAGATCTTGAAGGCGAAGAAGAGCTAGAAATCCTTTTTGATGAGGATGATAATGTTCTTTACCCCGAAGCACTGCAAGCTGAGGGTGAAATGCCTTTCGGTGAGAACATGGCTGACTATCTTGAGGATAGTGTTCTAGGTCAAATCTCCTCACAGCTTATTTCTTCTTACGAAGACGACTTATCTTCACGACAAGACTGGTATGAGACCTTTAGAAACGGTCTTGACTTGTTAGGAATTGATAGCGAAGCTCGCAGTGAGCCGTTTGAAGGTGCAAGCGGGGTATACCACCCGTTACTAGCTGAAGCTACCACGCATTTTCAAGCACAAGCATACAAAGAACTTTTACCGGCTAATGGACCTGTAGATACAAAGGTTATGGGAGCATCTAACGACCCTAAACTGATGCAGGCTAACCGCGTAAAAGATTTCATGAATTATCAGCTAATGTATAAGATGGAAGAATACGATCCTGAAATGGATCAAATGTTGTTCTTCCTTCCGTTAGCAGGATCTGCATTTAAAAAGTGTTATTACGACCCTTCGATGGGACGAGTCGTTTCTCGTTTTGTTAAAGCTGAAGATTTAGTCGTTCCGTACACAACCACGGATTTACATACCACTCCTCGGATTACGCACGTCATTAAAATGACTGAGAACGATATGCGTAAGTTACAGCTTAGTGGTTTCTATCGCGACGTAGGTATGACGCCTCCTGGATATACTACAGACGAAAATGTCATACAAGAAAAGATTGACGAATTAGATGGAGTTTCTAGAACAGGTTCTTCTGAAGAATACACGTTGTTAGAGTGTCATGTAGAACTAGATATAGAAGGATTCGAACACACAGATGCGAACGGTGAAACGACTGGATTAGCGTTACCGTATATTGTAACTATTTGCCAAGACAACAGTGAAGTTTTGTCGATTAGACAGAACTACGATGAGATTGATCCTATGCGTAAAAAGATTGAATACTTTACGCATTATAAATTCCTTCCTGGATTAGGATTTTATGGGTTCGGGCTGATTCACATGATTGGTGGAGTAACTAAGTCTGCTACAGCAATACTGAGACAGCTAATTGATGCAGGCACACTTGCTAATCTACCGGCTGGTTTCAAATCACGCGGATTGAATATACAGCGTTCAGATGACCCATTACAACCAGGAGAGTGGCGTGACGTTGACGCTCCTGGAGGTACTATTCGCGATTCCTTCTTACCGTTGCCGTATAAAGAACCTAGTGCAACTTTAGCCCAGCTGCTGGGGTTATTAGTTGAATCTGGACAACGGTTTGCGGCAGTAATGGATCAGCAGACGGGAGAAGGCAATAGTCAAGCTCCTGTAGGCACTACTGTCGCCCTTTTAGAAAAAGGCCAGAAGGTTATTTCTTCGATACATAAGCGACTACATTATGCACAGAAGAATGAGTTTAAGATTCTAAAACGATTATTCGGAGAGTATCTACCTCCTGAATATCCGTACCAAGTACAAGGAGCACAACAGACTGTTTTTGCTCAGGACTTCAATAACAGTGTAGACATTGTTCCTGTTTGCGACCCTAACATTTTTAGTACTACGCAACGAATTATCTTAGCGCAGACGCAACTACAGATGGCGCAAAGTGCACCTCAGATTCACAATATGAAAGAAGCCTTCCGTAAGATGTATCTTGCGTTAAATATCAAAGATATTGACGACGTGCTTCTTCCTGACTTTGCCCCTACGCCTAAAGATCCTGTTCAGGAAAACATGGACGCATTAATGAATGTTCCGTTAAAAGCGTTTCCTCAGCAGAATCATGATGCACACATCCAAGCACATATGGCGTTTATGCAAAGCCCACAGATACAGCAGAACCCACAAGCAATGTCAGCGTTACAAGCGCATATTCAAGAACACATTGCATTGAAGTATCGAGTGCAGATGGAACAGATACTAGCTGAACAAGGTATTCAGTTACCACAGCCTGGACCAGATGGTCAAATGCCGCAGCTTCCACCTGAAATGGAAAGTCAGATTGCGGTAGCGGCTGCTCAAGCTACGCAGCAAATAACAGGTCAAGAACAAGCACTAGCGCAAGCGATGGCGGCACAACAACAAGATCCGCAACGCCAGATGTTTGAAGAACAGATGGAACTTGAATTTGAGAAAATTAATCAACGCGACAGAGAATCTGAACGCAAGATGCAACTTGAAAGAGAGAAGATTGAGTCTCAAGAACAGCAAACAGATATTAAGGTTGCTGCAGAACTTCAAGAAGCTGAAATGCAGAATGAGCGAGACATGGACTCTAACCTAACTGAGATCGCGAAAGTTGTTCGCGAATCCAGAGAACAGGAATAGGTGGCTTATTTATTAAGCAACATACCTCATTTTAACGCATGGATCCGAAAAGAATTTACACACAATCACATAGACTATCACGGAGAGTATTTACACGCGGTTGTTTTTGCTGTAAATACCATTCCGGACAGATGTCTATCTTTTCAAGTAGTCTTTACGGGATTTGAACTTGATGCAGAAGAGGATGCAGAAAATATACACGGTGGCGCGATGTGGGCTAGGATGCCTATAACTGCGCTTGTTGCAGACTCCGTTTTAGAGGAGATGCCTGAAGCTATGCCTACGCATTTAGCTCAGCCGTGGGATTGTAGTTCTCATGAACATGCAGTAATCAAAATGGATCGTGTTTCCTCTAGCCCTTGGCTTTGTAAGATAGATAATGAATTCCACACTGGACGTTATTTATTTACTGTTGACTACACTGGAAATGATATCGCTGATGATCCAGCACAACATAAACAAAGTCATGTGTTAGAACTAACGGATGCTGGTAAGTGGACAGGTAATATTGTTGCACTTCCTAACAACCGTGTAAGAGCGACTAACCCAGCACTTTGGGAGACAGGATCAGGCGCACCTGATTTTTATCCTAGTCAGCATTTACACAGTGCAGAAATTCATGACAGTTACATGGATCCAAAAGTGACTTTTAATAATTTGTATTCAGAAGGAGACAAAAGTGAAAGGTAGAAAGAAAATGCCTAAGATGATGAAAAAAGGTGGGCCAACTAAAAAGAAAACTAAAAAATCTCCTAAGATGAAGAGGAGGAAGTAATGAAGCGATATAACCGAGAGTATCCTGCACCTAGTTCTCAACCAGCAGGCGTTAAGGTAGAGCCTATGACTGCTTCTTCAGAAGGGTTTGCAACTCCTACTGAACTCAAGCAAAAAACTATCGACATTCCTGGGAAAAAAGTGAAGACTAAAGGAACAGGAGCGGCGACTAAAGGTTTAGATTTCATTAGTTATGTTAACTAATGGATTTTATAAAAACTTCGGAGCATTTGCTCCGCAAATTACGAGAGCGTCAATACGACCTTTCGCAATCACTCGCTTCGGGGAGTGCAAACGACTATGTTCAGTACCAACGAATAGTTGGGGAAATTTCAGGGTTAAATTTCGCTGAACAAGAGATAACAACCCTGCTTGGAAATATGGAAGATATAGATGACGACTAGCAAAAAAGTAGAGGATAGAGTTTTAAATTTCGGGTCTGATACGTCTGAAGAACCGAAACCTACTCTAACGCACGAGAACGTAGATTCTCATACAGAAAAATTACCCAATCCAACAGGATACAGGGTTTTAATTCTACCGTTTACTCCTCCAGAGAAAACGAAAGGCGGCATTATGTTAGCTAAACAAACTCTTGATAAAGAGCGGATAGCTACCATAGTTGGGCTTGTTGTAAGACTAGGCCCAGATGCTTATTCCGACGAAGAAAAATTCCCAGAAGGCCCGTGGTGTAAAGAGGGTGATTGGGTGATTTTTGGTCGCTACGCAGGAGCTAGATTTAATATTGAAGGTGGGGATATGCGTCTCCTCAACGATGATGAAATCTTAGCCACTGTTAATAACCCAGAAGATATTCTGCAATAAGGAACTTAGAATGGCTGAATCACAAGAAATTGAGTTAGAACTTCCCGAGGAAGAAGTAGATATTCATGAGGCTGATGTAATTCAAGAGTCTGCGCAAGACGTAAACTTTTCTGCTGAAGAGGAAACGTCTAATGAAGACGAGCTTAATGAGTATAGTGATGGCGTAAAGAAACGTATTGATAAATTAACTTATCGTATGCGTGAAGCTGAACGTCAGCGCGAAGAAGCAGTAAAACTTGCTAAACAGATGGCTGAACAAAATGCTCAGCTTCAAACTAAACTGCAGTCTTCTGACTCTACTTTAGTTAACGAATACGCTACTCGTGTAGAGAGTCAAAAAGAGCAAGCACGAAAAGCGTTGAAAGAAGCTCAAGAGTTAGGTGATGCTGAGGCTATTGCATTAGCTACAGAAGCAGTTGCTAAAACTTCCTTAGAAGAGCAAAATGCTCAACGACTGAAACAAAGACAACAAAGACCGGCAGCTCAACAGCCTCAACAGGGGGCTCAACAACCTCAGCAGCAAAACTTACAACCTGCACCTGTTGATCCAAGAGCTGAAGAATGGGCAGAAGAAAACCCATGGTTTGGAGAAAATGAAGGAATGACCTATGCAGCAATGGGCATCCATCAGAAATTATTAGGTGAAGGAGTTCCTCCGAATACTAAACATTATTATCAAAGAGTGGATAGTGAAATGAGAGAACTTTTTCCGCAACAGTTCGCCGATGAGACGAAGAACGTGAAATCCCCTGTAGCAGGAGCTAGCCGTGGTGTTGGTTCCGCTAAGAAAGGCTCACGCAGTGTAAAACTCACTCCATCACAGATAGCTATTGCTAAACGTGTAGGGGTGCCTCTTGAAGAGTACGCAAAATATGTATAAAGGAGATGACAAATGACAGATCGAACCTCCAGATCTGCTGAAACCCGAGCAAAAAAAGCTCGCAAAAAGAAATGGCAACCACCTTCAATGTTGGACGCCCCAGAAGCACCTGAAGGATTTAAACACAGGTGGATACGTGCAGAAGTCAGAGGACACGATGACAAAGCGAATATGTCTAAGCGTATTCGTGAAGGATTCGAACCAGTAAGAGCGGAAGATCATCCAGATTTTGATGCTCCTACAGTGGACGATGGAAAGCACGCGGGTATAATTGGAGTAGGTGGCTTAGTTCTTGCAAAAGTTCCAGAAGAAACCGTAGAAGAAAGAACCGATTACTTTGCACAAAGAAGTCGGGAACAACTTCAGGGAGTAGACAATGATCTTTTGCGGGATAGTGATCCTAGAATGCCTATAAGTAAAAGAGACATTCAAAGGAACTCTAAGGTTGAATTTGGCAGTCGGAACTCAGGTTCTGATTAATTTATCACTCTAATATGAGGGTTTAATAATGGCTAATACGGATGCACCTAATGGGTTCACTCCTGTAAAGTCCCTGTACGGGGGCACGGTTAGACCCAAGAAAATGCGTATTGCAAGTGCATACGGAACTGCTATTTATAGCGGTGATGTTGTCACACTTTCTTCGGGCTATGTTAATCAGGCGGGAGCAACTTCAACTCCTGTTGGCGTGTTTTACGGTGTGTATTACACGGCTACAGATGGGACTCCTACGTTTTCTAAATCGTGGACTGCAAGCACAGCTACACTTGGCAGCGCAGATGCGGAAGCATATGTGTATGCTGATCCTGGCATTGTGTTTGAAGCACAGTTCACAGCAGGAACTCCTGCGGTAAGTTTTATCGGCAATAAGTACACTTTGAGTACTACTGCTGGTAGCTCTACTAACGGTCGTTCTAAAGAGGGTGTAACAGCCACTACTTCTAGTGGTGTTGCTTTATGTGTCGGTTTTGTAGATTCTCCTAGCAATAGCATCGGTGCTTATGCTCGGGCGTACTTTACATTCCCAACTAACACCTTCGCAGTTTAAGGAGAGTAATTAATGGCTATCAATAGAGCACAACTCGTTAAAGAGCTTGTTCCTGGCCTCCATGCTCTCTTTGGACTTGAGTATGATAGGTATCCGAATGAGCATGAGGAAATTTTCGATACGGAAAGTTCCGAAAGAGCATTCGAAGAAGAAGTTATGCTTTCTGGCTTTGGCGAAGCCCCTGTTAAGAGCGAAGGCTCTGCAGTGGACTACGACAGCGCACAAGAAGCATGGACTGCGCGTTATACACATGACACGGTCGCTTTGGCCTTCAGTCTAACTGAAGAAGCGATCGAGGATAATTTGTATGACACGTTATCTTCTCGTTACACACGCGCACTAGCACGTTCCATGATGACCACTAAGCAAATTAAGGCAGCTAACATTTTAAACAATGCTTTTAGTTCGTCTTATGTTGGTGGTGATGGAAAAGAGCTTTGTGCAACTGACCACCCCACCGTTGCAAATGAAGATCAAAAGAATGAGCTGTCTACCGCAGCTGATTTGAATGAAACTTCATTGGAACAAGCGTTGATTGATATTGCTGCGTTCGAAGACGAGCGCGGTCTTAAAATCAATGCTCAAGCAAGAAAGCTGATTATCCCACCTGCTTTGCAGTTTGTTGCGGATAGGCTTCTTGAGTCAGCGGGAAGAGTAGGTACAGCAGACAATGATATCAACGCAGTTCGTAACATGGGCATGGTTCCTGAAGGTTACACTGTAAATCATTATCTAACTGATACTGATGCTTTCTTCCTAAAGACTGATGTTCCTAACGGACTCAAGCATTTCGTTCGTACGCCTGTATCAACGAATATGGAAGGTGACTTTGAAACCGGAAATGTTCGATATAAGGCCAGAGAGCGTTATAGCTTTGGTTGGTCTGATTGGAGAGGTATTTTCGGCTCTCCTGGAGCATAATACCACAGGGGGGCTATGCCCCCCTTTATTTCTGGGAATATAATAGCCCTAGCGACTGTCCCAGCAGACGCTTACGAAGACTCTAGGGCGAAACCTTTCGTAAGGAGGAAAACCGATGGCTCAGACGACTTTCGCTGGCCCCGTTAGATCACTCGCTGGTCTTATTAATGCTGGATACAATGGTGTTGTTAGCTTAACAGCTAATACAACAATTACTGTTGCTGATCATGCAGGACGACCACTTCTTTGTAATGATGCAGATGGTGTTTTTACACTGCCTAGTATTGTTGTTACAGAACCTACTGATAAAGGTTCTCCAAGTCAAACAGCCAATTTAGGTGCGCAATTTACATTTATAGTTGTAACAGCTGCTACTGACATGGACATCGTAACGGATGGTACTGACAAATTTGTTGGTGGAATTTACACAGGCGTAGATGATGCAACTGGTAAAACTTTCATCTCAGGTGCGTCTAATGACGTTATTACTCAGAACGGTTCTACTAAAGGTGGATTAGCTGGAAGTATTATCAGAGTTACTGCTATAGCAAGTGCTAAATATGCGGTAGAAGGATTAATACTTGGTTCAGGTACACTTGTTACTCCATTCGCTGACTCTTAATAGAGGAGTAAATTGATATGGCAGATGCAGTTACCAGTACAACTATTATGGACGGTACGCATAGAGCAGTCATCCAGATAACCAACCTTAGTGACAGCACTGGAGAAAGTGCTGTTACAAAAGTTGACGTTAGCGCGTTGAATGCTAGAGCCGATGGAACTGCGTGTAGTGGTGTTACTATTGATAAAGTGCACCACTCTATAACCGGCTTCACCCAAGTACAATTACTTTGGGATGCAGACACGAATACGATCGCATTAGCATTGGCAGAGTCAAGTAATGGACATATGGACTTTAGCGGTTTTGGTGGATTACAGAATACTTCTGGTACTGGAAAGACAGGAGATATTGCTCTAACTACCATAGGAGCTGCCGCTAACGATACTTATGTTATCGTTCTTGATTTATTAAAGCATTACGGATAGATGGCTACTTCAGGTACTAGAACTTTTAGTTTAGACGTAGCGTTAGCTATAGAGGACGCATACGAACTAGCAGGACTCGAACTTCGTACAGGTTACGATGCGGTCACTGCTAGGCGTTCTTTAAATCTAATGTTTGCAGATTGGTCTAACAGAGGTGTTCAGCTTTGGGAAGTTGTAGAGGTCTCTCAGACTTTAACTGAGGGAGATTCTTCTTACGACCTGAATGCTTACGATATTGATATACTAGACGCGATAATTCGAAGAACTGTTAATGGTGTTCAAACTGATTTTCAGATCTCTAGGGTTGATCGTAATGAGTACTTCAATATTCCTAATAAGAACTCTAAAGCTAGGCCCACACAGTTTTATGTAGAACGCACAATAACACCTAAAGTGTATTTGTGGCCTTCTCCAGAAAACTCGACGGATCAGTTTATATCGTACAGATGGCAACGTATCCAGGATGCTACTGCTTCTGTTAACGATCTTGATGTACCTAGTCGATTCTTACCTTGTTTAACTATGGGATTAGCTTACTACTTAGCAGTTAAAAAGAACCCAGATAAAGTTGCTTTATTACAGCCTATGTATGAGCAAGCTCTTATGAACGCAATGAGGTTTGATGAAGATAGAACATCTGTACATCTGATTCCTAAAATAAGTTCTGTTTTCACCTAATGGCCTATGCACAAGGTAAACACTCACTAGGCGTTTGCGATCGCTGCGGTTGGGCATATAAGTACTTACAACTCCGTATGGAGTGGACAGGTTTTAAGGTCTGTCCTGAGTGCTACGAGCCTAAAAACCCCCAGCTTGATCCTCCGCTTATACCTACAGATCCTGAAGCACTTCATCAACCTCGACCTGAAGTACCGTTACCTCAAGCGCAACTTGGACTGGTCATAGCTAACAGCGCAACTTTTACAACGAGTGCTGGGGTTAATGTAGGTGCTCTTCCAGCCACTACAGCAGACCCTATTGGTTCAGACTTTTCAGCAGAAGGGGCTACAGGTAGTATTGGCACAGTAACAGTGGTGACTACATGAGCTGGACATACGCAACATTAAAGACTGCTATTCAAGATTATTGTGAAACGAGTGAAACCACATTTAACAATAATTTATCAGTCTTTATTCAAGAAGCCGAAGAGCGGATTCTAAAAACTGTTGAGATTCCTGATTTTAGAAAGAACGTAACAGGTACAGCCACTTCAGGCAGCACTTATTTGTCTATGCCTAGCGATTTCCTGGCTCCGTTGAGTTTAGCGGTTATCTCTAGTAGCGTGTATACATACTTGTATTTGAAGCACGTTTCCTTTATTAGAGACTATACGCCGAACGCATCGACCACAGGAACTCCTATCTATTATGGATTATTTGATAGCTCAACTTTTATTTTGGCTCCTACACCTGACGCTAATTATACTTTTGAGCTTCATTACAAGTACAGACCGGCGTCGTTAACAGCTGGCTCTGACAGTGGTACAACTTGGCTATCTACGGATGCTCCTGACGCGCTCTTATATGGTTCTTTAGTAGAAGCGTCAACATTTATAAAGACCCCAGAAGAAACTTCTTACTACGAAGAGCGTTTTCAACAAGCTATAGCAGGGTTGAAAAAACTTGGAGAAGGTTACGGAATTCGAGACGAGCATCGTTATGATATATCTAGGATGGGTTAGTTATGTTTAAGATGTCTGTTGAATCAAATCTAGGAGACGTTGTTGTTAAAACAACAGAACGCAGAGGGTTGTCTCCTGAAGAACTAGCTGAACGAGCGGTGGAACAAATAGTTAGTGTTTCTTCCTCTGTCGACCCTGTTGTGCGACAACAAGCAGAAGCGTTTAGAAACCGCATTTATCATGTAGTATTAGGTATAATCAAACAAGCAATCAAAAGCGACAGGACAACGCTTATTAATGAGTTTATTCAACAGGGTCAGTCAGACACTGCTGATATTTTAAGGAGACTATAATGGCTATCACCACAGCTATGGCAACCTCGTTCAAATCAGAGCTTTTACAGGGAATACATAATTTCCATAACGGTTCTGGTGGAGGAACGACTACCACTACAGGTACGGGCAATACGTTTAAGATTGCTTTGTATACCAGTAGTGCAACTATGTCAGCGTCTACTACGGCTTATGCAACGACTAACGAAGTCTCTGCTACAGGCACAGGGTATACCGCTGGCGGTAATACATTAACGAATGTAGACCCGACCACATCAGGAACTACTGCACTGACAGATTTTGCTGATACTACTTGGTCTAGTAGTTCGATTACTGCAAGAGGATGTTTAATTTATAACTCCTCAACTACCGCAGGAACAGCTAATAGAGCAGTAGCGATATTAGATTTCGGAGCGGATAAGACATCTACAAGTGGGGACTTTACTATTCAGTTTCCAACAGCAGACGCTTCTAACGCGATTATAAGAATCGCATAGGATATAGTGTGTGGCTGATGTCAAGGTTGCCTTTGATGGATGGAATTCTTCCTCTCATGGATGGGGCGAAGGAACGTGGGGTAATGGCGAAGCAGTTCCTGGAGCAACAGGGACTCTTGGTACAGTCTCGGTTACGGCAGACGCTAATGTCTCAGTTACAGGCGTTGCGGGAACGGGGACTCTTGGGTCGGTTTCTGTATCCGCTGATGCGGATGTTAGTGTATCTGGTGTATCAGGTACTGGTGCTCTTGGTTCACTTACGGTTACGGGTACGGCAACTGTTAGTCCTACGGGAGTTGCAGGCACGGGAACACTTGGGTCAGTTACGGTCTCGGCTGACGCAAGCACTTCGGTCACTGGCGTGGCAGGCACAAGCTCGCTGGGATCAGTTACGGTTACAGGCACGGCGACAGTCTCTGTCACAGGCGTGGCAGGAACAACAGGGCTTGGAAGCGTCACCACGATCACAAGTAACACGATTGAAGTTTCTACACCAGAAATGGTCGGAGCTGTTGGAGCGGTTACGTTTGATGGAGATGCGAATGTTTCGGTTACAGGTGTGGAAGCGGCCTGTACAACGAGTGGCGTTAATGTTTGGGGGCTTATCGATGATAGCCAAACAGCGAATTGGTCAGGAATTGATGACAGTCAGACGCCGAATTGGTCAACTATTGACGATAGTCAAACACCAGATTGGAAAGAGGTAGCGTAAATGGCTAGTACATATGTAAACGATCTTCGCCTAAATGAAATGGCGACAGGAGATGGTTCAGGAACGTGGGGAACGACCACGAATTTAAACCTGGAGATGATCGCAGAAAAATTTGGAACAGGGTCTGAAGCTCTTTCAGACGCCTCTACCGCCACCATAACGATGGCTGACGGGGCTTCAGACGCTTTTCGTTCTACAGCACTAACACTTACAGGTTCTTTATCACAAGCCTGTACCGTGACGTTTGCTCCTAACACTATTAGTAACGTATGGGTAGTTCAAAACTCTGCTGGTGATACCGTAACGATTTCACAAGGCACAGGCGCAAATGTAGTCATACCAAATGGCGGTATTAGGATGATCGCCACTGACGGTGCTGGCTCTGGTGCAGCGGTTACAGATGTACTCGACGTATTAGGCGGTACAGGCAACGTAGGGCTTGGTTCAGGTGCGTTTGGCACAGGGCTGACCACAGGTACAGATAACGTAGCGATAGGTGAGGCTGCTGGCGATGCTCTAACCACTGGGTCTGATAATACTTTGATTGGAGACAATGCGGGTGGCGCATTGACAACTGGGGGAAGTAACGTAGCT